CGGGTGCGCCCGCTAGTCGGGGGGGGGGGGGAAGTCAACAGGCGCGGCGGATTCATACGCGGGCGGTGTCAGTCGCCGCGGCCCTCGAGCCGCGAGACGCGCTCGGCGAGCCGCCAGAGCGTGCGGACGAGCGCGCCGACGACGACGAACAACACGGCGATCAGGATCGCGAGCAGCTCCGCCACCGCTAGTTCGTGACCCGGATCATGCGGTAGCCGGAGCCGCCGGAGTCGGGGGCGCCTACCTCGAGCGCGCGGCCGCCGATCCCGAACGCGATCGCGAGCCCGCCAACGTTGAGCGTTCCCGGCGTCTCGAGCGTGTTCGGCGCCGAGCGATAGAGGGAAGCGTCGTAGCTCGCGCCGAACGAGATGCCGGCGGCGAAGCCGATCGACGGGACGTAGCCGGCGAACACGGCTTTTGATGTGCCCGCGTGCGCCTCGATGCTCGACGCGGCTTTGAGGTCGCCGTCCGTCTTGAGCAGACCGCCGGAGGGGGAGTGCAGGCGGGTCGTCCCGCCGACGGGGCCGAAGGTGATCCCGGAGGCGAGGACGCGCGCGTCGAGCGCCTGGGCGACGCCCTGAATGGCGGCGGCGCCGTCCTGCACGAGGTCGGTCGCGGCGGGGTAGGGGACACCGTTCGCGGTGTTCGGCATTACGGGAAACCTCCGATCTGCTCGGGGGAAGTGACGTCCTGCCACTGAAGATCGGCGGCGAGGTCGTCCCAGTCGGTCGTGTCGCCGGCGTCCTGCCAGCGCGCCATGAACCCTGAGGCGAGCGGGTCGGAGCACCAGAGCTCCATCGCCCAGGTCGGCCCGTCGATGATGTCGGCCCACCCTTCGAGCACGGGCCGGAACGACGGGTACGGGGCGGACGGCGGGAGCTGCGTCAGCGAGACGCGGCGGCCGATCCTGAACGGGTCGATCGTCGCCGCGAGCAGCTGGATCGGCTGTAACTGCCAGCGCGGCCAGGCGCCGCGCTCGAGCCGTTCGGTCGCGCGGCGCCGAGCGTCGTCCTCGTTCTGCAGCGTGGTCGTGAGCTCGAGCCGGCGCGGCCCGTACTGTGCGACCGATTCGGCGTCGCTGACGGTGACCGACGTCTCACGGGTGGCGCCGTAGATGACGGTGACGCGGTTCGTGATCGAGAGCTCCTGCGTCCAGGTCGGCGAGTGGCGCACGTTCGCGGGTGCGAGCGCGATCACGACGCGGCCCTCGTCGCGTGAGCCGAGCGCGTCGACGACGATCGTCCCGTCGTGCTCGTCGTAGATCGCGGCGCCGACCGCGTAGCCGAGCTCGGTCAGGTACCCGTTGACGGCGATCTCTTCCTCGGGCGGCGGTTCAAGGATCGGATCCCAGTCGTTCGGGGCGATCACGGCGTAGGGGCCCGCGTCGCACGCCTCGAGCAGCCGTGCGACGGATTCCGACCACGGCAGCGCCGTCCAGCCTGCCGTCGAGACGGAGTCGCGTTTGAGGGTCGCGAGGCGCCCCGTCGCGATGATCGTCAGCTCGGGATCCTGCAGCTCGAGGTCGGTGATCCGGCCGCGGAACCGGGGGAGGATCGTCGGGGTCGTGGCCTCGTTCGTCCAGTCGACTTCGAGCTCGGCGCCGACGCCGAGCTCGTGCGTGAACGAGCCCGGCGGGTCGAGCAGCGTCAACGTGGCGGTGGAGGCGGTCGGTTCGTCGTGGACGGCGCCGCGGCCGTGCCGGATCACGGCGCGCGACAGCCACTTTTCGAGCCCGACCGTGACGCCGTCGACCCGTATCTGGTGGATCCACACCGGCTAGGCGATCGAGCCTTGGCGGCGGTCGTGGCGCTCGAGCAGCCGCCGGATCTGCCGGGCGACCGATTCGGGGTCGAGCGCGCCGTAGACGTTGACGACGACGGGCGCCGGCGCGCTCCTGGTGGAGCTCCTGGTGGACGCGCCGGCGGCCGCGGGCGCGGCGGCCCAGGGGACGGGGATCGACGGCAACCCGGGCAGCTTCGGAATGCTCGGGATCTTGCCGATCCAGCCGATCAGGTCTTGCACCTTCGAGATGACCCCGGACACCTTGCCGTAGAGGTCGTCGATCCAGCCGAGGGCGCTGCGGACGGCGCGGGAGATGGCGTCCGCCATCGTCTCGAACGCCGACGCGACGGTGCGCGCGGCCCCGGTGACGGCGCCGGCGGCGCGCTCGGCCGCGGCTTTAACGGCGTCCCAGTTCGCGACGAGCGCGTAGATCGCGGCGCCGATCGGCCCGAACGCGAACAGCGCCAGCTTCCAATGGTCGACGATCCAGTTGAACGCCGCGCTCGCGGCGCGTTGCAGGTCGCCGAACACGTCGACGAGCTTGTCGACGGCGCCGCGGACGGCGTCCATCGCGCCCTTGACGATGCTCTGGAACGTCTCCGATTTGTTGTAGGCGATCACGATCCCGGCGGCGAGCGCGGCGACCGCGACCGTGATCAGCCCGATCGGGTTCGCGTTCAGCGCCGCGTTCAGCAGCCATTGCACGGCCGTCCAGGCGGTCGTCGCGATCTTGATCGCGACCTGGGCGGCCTCGTAGACCTTCATCGCGACGTTCGCGGCGACGATCGCGCCCGCGACCGCGGCGACCGCGGCGGTGAGGATCTTGATCACGCCGACGTTGTCCTGCGCGAACTGCGTCATCTTCAGCAGCACGGGGATCACGGCCTGGATCGCCGGCAGCAGCGCGTAGCCGAGCGACTCCTGCAGCTCGCCGGTCGCGACCTGCATCCGCTTCAGCCCGCCGGCGGCCGTCTCCGCGGACGCCTTCGAGGCGCCCTCGGTCTTCTCGGTCACCTCGGCCATGATCGTCGCGTAGTCCTTCGACTTCCTCGAGGCCTCGGAGATGCCGGGTACGAGCTTGACGAGCGCGCCGGTCTGGCCCTGGTAGCCCTTCGCGAGCGCGGTCGAGACGGTGTCGACGTCCTTCCCGGTCGCGGCGGCGATGTCGAGCGCGACGTTCGCGAGCTTCTGAGCCTTCGTCACGGATCCGGTCGCGGTCGCGAGCTTCTCGATCGCGGGCCGCAGCTCGTCGTCGGCGACACCGGACGCGAGCGAGGTCGCAGAGATCCAGTCCTCCATACCGTCGACCGCCGGCTTGCCGGCGCCGGTCACCCGCTTGAGCGTCTGCGCGAGGTGGTCGGCCGAGGCGGCGTCCGCGATCGCGGCCTTGGCGGCGCCGACGCCGGCGATCGCGATCGCGCCGAGCGCCGCAGCGGCCGGCAGCGCCGCTTTCTTGAGCCCGGCCGACATCTTCTCGGAGCGGGTCATCGTGTCGCCGAGCGCGTCGTTGACGTTGCCGAGGTTCCGGACGGCCGCGACCGTCTCGGCGCCGACCGTAATCAGGATGTTGCCGGGGCCGGCCACTAGATCAGCCCGTACCGTTTGATCGTCTCGAACACGGCCCGCTTGTAGATCGTGAGCGCCGGCCCGCCCTCGAAGCTGCGGACGGCCGGCGCGATCCAGTAGCCGCCCGCGTTCGGGGCGACGCCGAAGTGGTTCGGGGCGCCCGCAGGGCCGTGCTCAGAGCCCCAGGCGAGCACGGCCGCTGAGGCGCCCCGTCGACCGACCTTGCGGTTCCCTCCGATGATCACGGTCGGAACCCGGTCGGACTTCGTGCGGATCGCGGCCGCTACCCTCGGCGCAACCGGAACCCCCGACCGTGCGGCCGACGTGCGCAGGTCGGCGGCGAGCACCTCGGCGGCGCGGCGGCCGGCCACGCGGAGCTCGGCGTTCGCCTCTTTCCTGAGGTCGCCCTGCAGCCCTTTGATCGCGTTCAGCGTCTCGAAGAGCCCGTCTACCTCGATCGTCGGCGTCGGCACCGTTCAGCGCTCGCCGAGCACGTCGATCAGGGTCGCGAGCATGGTCGGCTCGAGCTGCCGGAGCTCGCCGGGCGTGCAGTGGAGCGCGACCGCAAGCACGGCGATCAGGCGGCCGTAAGAGGCGGCGGGGTAGGAGGGACGTCGACCGCCTCGAGCGTGACGCCGTACACGTCGCGGCGCCACGTCTCGAACCCGTCGGGGCCGAGGCCGAGCGCCTCGAACGCGACCACCATCGACATAAGCACGGCCGGGGTGTTCTCGCCGTGGAGCTGGTAGCCGTTGCGGACGGCGTACTGCTCCCAGACCGCGACGGCGGCGGGCCCGCAATCAAACGGTTCCGGGGCGCGCCCGTTCTTGTAGGTGACGGTGCCGCGGAAGCCGACGAGCCCGGCCGGGGCGGCGGGCTCGGGGGTCACGCTTTCGCCTTGGCGCTCATCGCGGCGGCGCCCGGGACACGGGTCGGCTTCCCCTCGACGGCGAACGAGAAGTCTGCGGTGATCTGTACGCCGGCGTCGCCGCCGATCGGGATCGACCATACCCGGCAGGTGCCGGTGTACTTGAGGCCGTCGTCTGTGACCGGGGTGAACTCGAACGCGACGACGGCGCCGGCGTTGTCGAAGCAGTAGTTGACGAACCCGCTGACGAGCGCGAAGTCCTGGATCGCGGAGCCCTCGAGCGCCCACGACTCCTTCTCCTCGGGGAGCGGCTCGGGGTTCGCGAGCGTCGGGGTGCCGTCGGTCGAGTCGACCGTCGGGGTCAGCACGACGTTCGCGATCTGGGCGCCGTAGTCGGTCGAGCCGATCAGCAGCGTGCCGACGCCGAGACGGCTGTCAGTGAATACAGAACTCATGTTTCCTCCGTTTCGGTGACGGTGACTGTCGCCTCGATCTCGACGGCCGGGAGCGGCTCGGCGTTGGCAGAGCCGCGGTAGCTCGTCGGGCGGTAGGCGATGGTGCGGACGGCGCCGGCGACGTCGTCGGCGAGCGCGTAGATCGAGTCGACCGCGTGCTGCGTGTTCAGCGGGTCGCCGGAGACGACGAGCACGGGGATCGTGAACGTCCGCGCGGCGAGCGTCCGGCCGACGAGCGTCGGCAGCCCGACGAGCACGCCGAGCGGCTGCGGGTAGAACGCGCCGGCGTCGCTCGAGGCGGTGATCCCGGCGCTCGCGAGCAGCTCGACGAGGGCGACGCGGGCGCGGTTCGCGGGGGCGGTAGCGGCCGTCAGCTCGAGCGGCCGGATCATGCGACCACGGGGCGGCGCCAGCCGAGCAGCCGCATCACCTCGGCGCGGCGGGCTCCGAGCGCGTCGTAGAGCTGCGTCTCGTCGCCGTAGCCGGAGAAGCCGGACGGCGCGTTGCGGGTCTGGTAGATCAGCCCCGCCCAGATGACCGCGCCGAGCCAGACGTCCGCGTGTACGTCGCGGAACGTGTCGGCGAGGTTGTAGTCGAGGTCGGCGCGGCGCCGCTCCACGGCCGCCTTTGCGGCGGCCGTGGAGGCGGTGAGGTTGTCGTCGGCTGCCCCCGGTAGATCGAGGTAGAGGGCGACGTCCTCGACGGTGATCCAGTCAGACAACGTCGATCCCGAAGAGCACCATCGTCCAGAGGGCGACGGCGATCGCGATCAGGCAGATACCGGTCGTGTCGAGGGTCACCGGGTTACTTCCTGGTCGTCAGAGTCTCGGTGCCGACCGGGGCGCCGGCGGCGAGCTCCATTACCTCGAGCGCGACGTCGGCGTCGAAGAGCCCTTCGGCGACGACGCCGAGCTCGACGTTGAGCGCGCCGATCGCGTTCGCGGTGAGCTGGACGGGGTCGGTGATCCGCACGTCGAGCGCCCGCCTCGTCGCGAGGTACTTCGTGCCGGCGGCGAGCGCGGCGCTCGAGACGATCGGCAGGCCGGCGTAGGTCGCGCGCAGCCCGGACTCGCCGGCGATCAGGTTCGCGCCTGCGGCGCCCCATGGGAGGGTGAGCGCGCCGGCGTCGGCGAGCAGCCCCCAGACGTCGGGGGCGACGATCAGCACCTCGGGGGCGCGGCCGCAGCGGGTGTAGAACGCGGCGATTCCGGCGCCGGCCTTAACGGCGGCGTTCGGGGCTCCGGCGGTGACGTCGAGCAGCGTCGCGATCTTGATCTCGACGTCCTGGTAGAAGTTTTCGACGGCGCCCTTGTAGATCGTGTCGATCGCGTCCGGGCTCGAGCGCTTCACCGCCACGTAACTGATCGCGGTCGCCCAGTCCCAGCGCTCGATCGTGGCGGCGTTCAGGCCGATCACGGCCTTGCCGGTGGTCGCGTCGTCGTCGACGGTCGCGGCCCAGGCGCCGTTCGGGAACGTCGTCCAGGTCGGCTTCTGCAGGGTCAGCCCGACGCTCGGGAGCGGGCGGCCGCGGAAGACGTCGTAGAGCACGCGGTCGACCGGGGACGGGCCGATCACGGTCGACTCGTAGGCCGGCGGGAGCAGCCCGGGGATGTCGGTCGAGATCGTCTCGGTGAGCGCGGCGAGGATCTGGATCGCGTCGCGGTCACCGCGTTGCGCCTCGAGCATCGTGGTGACGTACTGGCCGGCGGTGAGCTGCGGCGGCCTGCGGTGAGCGGCGAGCATGACGGGCGCCGCGGATGCCTCCTGCATGGTTCCCTCCTCGGGATCGTCGGCCGGCGGCGCCGGCTCAGAGTCGTCGGTGTCGTCTTCGTCCTGGTCGTCGTCGTCGGGCTCGTCCTCGGGCTCCTCGGCGGTCGCGGTGACCCGCTCGACGCCGGCGCCGACGAACGCGCCGAGCGCCAGGAGCGACACCTCGTGCAGCGCGGCGACGTGGACGTCGACGAGCTCGTCGCTGTCGTCGGAGGTTTCGACGTCGGCGCCGACCGAGAACGAGCCGCGCGACCCGGACGCGGCCTGCGCGAGCGCCTCGTCGCCGGCGGCGGTGCGGTCGACCCGGAATCGCGCGTAGGCGCGGGTCGGCTCGTCGACGAGCTCGGCGAGCACCCCGATCGGGCGGCCGCGGTCGTGGTCGAGCAGCAGCGGGGTACGCGAGCGGGCCTGCCGCAGCGATCCGGGCCGGAACTGGTAGGTGCGGCCGGCGATCACGGCGGGCTCGTTGTAGGGGACGATCGTCCCCTCGATCGTGCGCCGCTCGGTGTCGGCGGCCTGGACGTCCATCGTGAACTCGAGCATCGGGTTACACCTTTCCGGGTGCGAGTGTCGTCGGGTCGGTCGGCAGGGTCGGGATGCCGAGGAACGAGCGGGCCTCTTCGCGGGTGACGAGCTCGGCCGTCCAGAGCGCGATCGCGTAGGCGGCGGCGGCCTCCGGGTCGGCGCGGAGGAACGTCTGCACGTCGAACGCGACCGATGTCCCGCGCGGGTAGGCGACCGCGGACAGCGTCGACTCGACGGCGACGAGGTACGGCTGGATGGCGGACGAGACGAGCAGCGCTTTTTGCTGCGGCAGGTTCGAGTAGAGCATCGCGGAGGCGCTGCCGGACGGGGACGCGGCGATCATCGCGACGGGGACGTTGAACAGCCGGGCGATCTCGGTCGCGTCGTTCGCGAGCCCCTCGACGAGCGCGAGGTCGTTCGCGTTCAGCGCCTCCCTCGAGTAGCTGACGCCCTGCACGAACGCGATCCCGTACTTGCGCCGGTTCGCGGAGAAGCGGGCGACGAGCTCGTCGGCCTCCGTCTCGTTCAGTTCGGTGCCCTCGTTCTTGAGCACGCCGGCGGGCAGCTCGACCGCGGAGAGGCGCCGTGCGGCGTCGGCGCGCTCGGCCGCTGCGGCGAGCGTGCGCCCGCCGGTCTGCAGCACGCCGGGGAACGGCGCATCGAACCGGATCACGTCGCCCGGGGGGACGAGCTCGCGGACGCCGGCGATCCGGTAGCCGCGCAGCTCGGAGTAGGCGCCGCCGCTCGCGGCGGTGTCGGGGCTAACGTCGTCGAAGGGGATCCAGCGGGCCTGGACGGGGTAGCCCTCGGTGTCGCGGGCGAGCACGAGCCAGTAGGCGCGGCCGTTGAAGACGAGGTCGTCGACGGTGCCGGCGAGCGTCGCGTGCCAGGTCGTCGAGGGGTCGGGGCGGGTGATCAGCGGGCCGGGCTCGAGCCGCTCGGCGCCGCGGTAGCGGTAGACGCCGAGCTGCGTCGCCGTGCCCACGATCAGCTTCATGCACGCCGTCACGGCGGGGATCGCGAGCGCGGACTGGCGGCTGACGCCTTCGGCGAGCCAGGCGAGCTCGGACACCTCGAGCGACGAGGGGCGGGGCAGCACGATCCGGGGGACGGCGCGGGCCTCGATGACCGGGTCGCGCCGTAGCCGGATCAGCTTCCCCACGCCGCCGACTCTGCCGCCTGCCGGGGCGCCGGACAATACCCCTCCATCCGGGTCATGCGGGCCGGGGCCGGCTCGGGCAGTCTGTCGGGCATGACACGTCTCGTTTTGATCCTCACGCTCGCCGCCGCGACCTTCGCCGCCTCGAGCACCGCAGCCGTCGCCCCGGGGAAGCTGAAGGGTTCCGGTGCGGCCCGCGGGGTCGTCGCGATCGCGACGGCGCAGGCGACCGTGAAGAGCCCGCGGGCGCTGTACGGCCGCGCGACCGGGAAGGTCGAGACGGCGCAGTTCATCGTGAGCTGCAGCCGCGGCTTCAATGTGTCGGCGCGGACGCTCGAGCGCGAGCGGGCGGGCACCTGGAAGCTGCCCATGCCGGTGCGGCCTGACACGTGCATGGTGACGGCGAGCGCCGGCGGCAGCGGCGCGATCCGCGTCGAGATCCGGGCGAGCTAGCCGCCGGCGATCAGCGGCTTTCGGCGCTGGTCGGGACGGAGCTCGTGCCCGATCGCCCAGACGGCGGCGCGGGCGAGGTAGATCGGGCCGGGCGACCGCTTCGCCGACAGGGTCGTGCCGACGTCGGGGACGGTGACCGGGGTCGCGGTCAGCATCTGCCGGGAGAGCTCCGGGTCGCCGTCGTGGGTGAGGCGGCCGTCGACGATCGCGGCCAGTGTCGGGCCGTAGCCGGCGCGCTGCTCGGCCGTCCCCGCCTTGAGCGCGGTGATCCCGGTCAGCTTCGCGACGTGCTCCGCGAACGAGGCCGGGTACAGCAGGGTGAGGCCGCGCCGGCGCGCGGTGAGCTGCTCGAGCTCGGCCCACATCGCGCGCCTCGAGCTGAACGCGCGCCCGGTGATGACCACGTGGTCTACGGCGGCGACGGCGAGCACGTAGCCGCACGAGCCGGGGGCGCCGTCCTGGTCGTTGATCGCGACCGTCCCGGCCGGCGAGCCGGGCAGCTCGAGCGCCTGGTCGGCGGCGGCGGCCCAGGCGGCGGGCGCGACCCAGGAGCGGGCCGCGAGCACCCACTGATTGAGGTACTGGCGGCGCCAGTCTGATTCCGGGGTCGTCGCGTGCGCGTGCTGCAGCGCCGCGAGCCTGCCCGGTGTCCAGTGCGGCGAGGCCTGCCGCCATGCGTCGACGTCGGCGGGGTCGGCCTCGGGCGCCGCCGACCACTCGAGCAGCAGCGTCCGCGCCTGGTCGGGGTCGTCGAGCTCGGCGATCGCGGCCTCACGGTCCTCGAGCAGCAGCGTCGAGCCGCCGTCGCCGGCGGTCGAGACGAGCACGAGCTGCGGCGAGGCGCGCTCGAGCATCGTCGGTGCGATCGACCCGTCGACGACGTCCCGCGAGATCCGCCACGCCTCGTCCACGAACGCGAGGCAGACGGACGAGCCGACGCCGCCGTCGAGCGTGGAGGCGGCGAGCCTCCAGGCCGACCCGTCGACGAGCTCGATCGCCTCCTGCCCGTTCGAGCGTCGGACGGTCGCGCCGATCGACGTCTCGAGCTGCCGCGCCGCGCCGCGCCAGATGCCGTGAGCGGTCGCGCGCAGGTTCGCGATGTGGAGCACCTCCTGCGGCTCGGCGAACACGTCGGCGGCGCCGAGCCGCCAGGCGCAGAGGCCGCGGGCGAGCACGCTCTTGCCGGACTGGCGGGAGACGGTGAGGATCACGCGGCGCCAGCGCAGCGAGCCGTCGGCGCGATGCTCGAGGATCCGCTCGAGCGAGTAGCGCTGCCACGGCCGCAGCTCCGCGGAGAGGTAGGTGCGGATCCAGCCGGTCGCCTCGGCGCCGTAGCTGCCGGTGACGTCCGCGGGCCGGGGAGTTTCCAGCCGCGCCGGCACGAGCTCGACCGTTCCCGACCTTTCCGGTAGGGATTCGGGAGAGATACTTGGTGGTGAC